CAGTGGTGGCAAACATCAATCAAAAGACCAGTGATATTTTTAGCGAGTGATAAAAATAATTCTTCTCGCTCACGATTTGATACGGCACATGAACTTGGTCATATACTGCTACATTCTAATATTGAAGAAGTTTCTAAGGACAATTTAAAAAGAATAGAAAGAGAGGCAAATAGGTTTGCGTCTGCTTTTTTGTTGCCAATGTCTAAATTTTCTCAAGAGGTTAATTCATCTTCTCTGTCTCACTTTAAAGAATTAAAAAAAAGATGGAAGGTCTCGGTTCAGGCAATGATTTATAGATGTCAAGATTTAAAAATACTAAATGAAAATCAAATTCTATATTTAAGAAAGCAGTTGAGCCAATTAAACCAAAATAAAAGAGACGAAATTGATGACTTGCTACCCCTTGAAATGCCAGTTTTGTTTGAAAAAGCTTTGACGGGTATAATTGATAAAGGATTATTGAGCGCAGAAGATTATGAAGAAATGACTGGCTTATCTTCTAATGAAATAGAAAATATTTTTGATTTAGAAAAGGGAATTTTAAAAAAAGAAGATAATGTAGTTTATTTTGATTTTAAGAATAAGTGGAAATTAGATAAAGACAAATAAGAGATACCCAACTCAACCTAGAAAAGCAACTGTTAAGTTGAGTTGGTTTACCGCTAGATTTTGAAAATAAAATCAAAATCGTAAAGTCGCATTTATGATTGTATTGGATTTATTGATAGAAATCAAGTATTTTTAGCAGTTGACTAGATTTGCAACAACAAATGACTGATAATAGCCATAAAGATGGTTATATTGAAGTTTTTTGTCGATATATCACTCGCAACGGAAAGAGAATATATCCAAAAAATGCTCAATATTTCCATTTCTGGGTAAAAGCTAAGGCTTAAGCTCGGGGCGGCGGTTTTTATAACGCCGCTTTTTGGCAGTTGACTGTTAAATCTACTCTACCACCTAAATTATAATATTCAACCTATTAAGTGAACAGTCCGAAATTAAATATCTTACCATGTAAAATATGACTATAAATATTAATTAAATAAAGGAGAGAATGAACATAGAAATAATCGAAGCTGAAATGAAGGCTAAAAACGCAATCTATATAGCCCAACGAAAGCGGGAAATGCTAGATATTGGTGCAAAGATTGTAAGTAAAGCACTTTCAGAATCATTAATAAATCCATGGGCGGGGTTGTTTGCTAAGGACATTAAAGTCCCAACCAAAAACAAAAAAGAAATATGAATATATTTGACAAAACTATTTCCAAAATCATAATTGATACTATTGCTGATAAAGTGGAAAATGAAATTATAAAGAGTTCCTTAAAAGATTATGCGCGAATTGGTGAGTTTGGGAAAGCTGCTAAATTAATTAGCGAAATAATTACAGATTGGCAGAAAAAGGAAAAATCCTTACATAATATTAGAACTAAAATTAGAGATTTTACGCTTGATATCTAATCACCTTCTCACAAAAAATAATTTAAAATATCCCTTGACTATTTGAAAAGGTTTTGGTATTATAGAGGGAAAGCGGTTTAATAATAAATTTTAAAAATATGAATAATGATTTACAACAAAAATTATCTAAGCTAATTGAGGCAAACTTTTCTAAAATGGAATTAGAGGTTTTAGTGAGATTACTATCTGAACATGAAGCCTTAACCAAAGACTTGTCCACGGCAAAAGAAAAATTTGAGCAAGTTAAACAAGAGAGGGATAATTTAAGCGCAGAGGTTAAAAGAAAGGAAAGCGAACTATCAGATAATTATTATCGCTTAATGCTGGCTTTTCCTGAATATGTTATGCTCTGGGAAGAGTGGCAAAATACTGAAAAAGAGGAAGATTTTTTTAAAAAATATAAACTTTAAATAACCAAGTATATGAATACAATCTTTGCCTTAACTATATCTGATATATTGGAATTAACCGCACTTGTATTAATTCTAATTACTTTGCTTGTTTTGTGGATAAAATTTAAAATTCATGAGTTTAAGAAAAAACTTTTCCTTAAAAAACAAAAAGCCAACAGAAAACAATAATTAATATGATAGAAAAACTAGAAAGATATTCAAAAATATGTGATGATTGCGCTAAGAAAGAAGGTGGAGTTTGTCATAAACAAATCGTTTGCTACAATGAAGTAGAATGTGAGATTTGTAAAGAAAAAACTGTTTGCCTTTCGGCTAAAGATTGGAATTTACCGCTTAAATAACAAACAATAACTAAATATGAAAGAAAAAATAAAAAACTTTTTTATAAAAATTAAACAACAAATATGCGACCACAATGGCTCATATACTCAAATGGAGTATAATGTGAATGAGAATCATAGACACACGGTTATAAGATGCGATGATTGTGGATTTGGTTCAGAGAAATATGAAGAGGCTGCTAAATTTTGCTTAGAAAAAGAAATAACAAGAAACAATACAAAAATATGATTATAGAAATTTGGCTAAATGGTGAGCAAAGAATTAGAGGAGAACACCAAAGATTTTGCCCTCATTGTCAAGAAGCAATACACAAGGAGGCTTCTAAGTGCAGGTATTGTTATTCTTCTTATGCCTGAATCTTGTCGGGATGCAATTTATAATCATGGCGCAAATAAAACTTTAAACGATATTATTAAAAATTTTCCTTTTTGTAAAAATATAAGTAATGAGTAAAGAACCTTGGAATAAAAACAAAACAATAGGCGATAAAATAAAAGCGAGAAGAGAACAACTTAATTTAACTCAAGTAGAATTTGCTAAAAAACTCGGGGTTGGAAAACAACGAATTGCCGAATTAGAAAACACATGCAAAAGACCCAGTGCAGAGAAATTATTTGAAATTGCAAAAATTTTAGAGGTGCCGATGGTTTATTTCTTGACTGATTGTAAACTTGATGATCTTGATGAAGAAATTTTGTTGGTGCAGTTTAGAAGAATTAGCGATAAGAATAAGAAATTGATTATTAATATTATTAAATTATTGAGGTAGAAAATGAAAGTAAAAGAGCTGATAGAAAAGTTAAAAGAATTTGATGGTGAGTTAAAGGTAAAAATAGAAGATGCCCTATATGGGATTTTTAAAGATATTCGTTCTGTAGATTTTTGCGAAAATGAGTTAGGTGAAAATGTTTCAAATACGAGATTTTGTATTTTAATAAAATAAATTGTTAAATTAAATATGAAAAAAAATATAAATAATTCAATGTATGAAATAGCTAAAAAAGCTGCTAAAATAGCGTACGATGCCGGATATATTAAATGTTTAGAGGATATTAAGAAAATGATTAAGGGTTATGGCGGGAATATTATCTTGAATGAAGAGATGATGGATATTATGATTAAAGAATTTCCTGAAAAGAGAGTAGAAAATGAAAAAATTTAAATATCTTTTTAAACAACTTTTATGTTCTCACAAAGAAAGAGGTATATTAATTCTTGAAGGAACACTTTTTACCACGGATTGCAAATATTCTAACGGATGTATAAAATGTGGAAAATTATTTGGCAGGATATTTTTTTCTTCAAAACCAATAATTCAAGAAAGATCCGAACCGGTATATTTTTCATTTACTGAAATTTGTGATCCGAAAATGGACAAATCCCAGTTTACATAAAGTACATTATAGGACAATAAGCATATAGAATTTGTAAATTTGGTTTTTTTAAAAAGCTGGTTATCAGACCAGAAGAAAGTATAAAGATTTAAAATAATTAAACAAGGAGTAATATGAGTGAAATAATTTTGCCAAAAGTTGGAGATAAATATTTTTATGAAACTAGGTCTTTAGAGAATACAATGCGATCGTGGAGTGAAAGCAAAACATTAGAGGTAATTGATGTTTATAATGGTATTATTTTTGTTAGTTTAAAATGCAGCGGAAATTCTGGTATTATATATGAACACAGAGTATTTTCTCCCAAATTATTCTGGAATGCGGTCGAGAAATTTGATAAAATTGAATAATAAAAAGAATTTTTGAAATAGTATGAAAATAGAAGAAAGAGTAATAGAAGCACCAAACGGGTATAAATTAGATAAACCAGAGGCTGGCGGGTGGCAAAATCATAGGCCAATGATAAGTTGCAAAGTTCATGGAGCGCAATTACCCATTTACTCTACACAATATTTAGATGATGGAAGCGAAAAACATTTTGTTCTTTGCTCAAAATGTGAAGCTAAAAAGAAAAAATAGGTGCAAAACAGGTATGATATAGGTAGTGATTATACCTGTTATAAGAAAGAAAGTAAAATAAGAATTCCGTTATTTTACTTTAAAGCATCAACTGAATATATGAGCAATCCCATAAAAAATCAACAATACAATAAACATTCCAATCATGAAACCAATAAATTCTTCCATCTCTAGCATCTCGAACAAGCTAACATATTTTTAATATCGTCAGCACGACGATTATATAGACGGTTAAATCTCCATTTTCTTAGATAATGTTTTATTGCTATTTTTGCTTGTTTAATCATATTTATTTGATTTATTTTAAAGCCCTCATTCTTGCTACAAGCCTTTTAGATCTATTTCCAACCTGCTTATACCATAATGAATTTTCCATAGACTGCGCTGCCGCTTCATAATCACCTTTTTTAATAGCTTTAATTAGATTAACAAATTGGCTTAATTTTGCAAGACCTAAATTGAACATCATATTTGCAATTATTTGCTTTAATTCTTCTAGCAATTCATCGAAACTGTCAAATAATTTTTTACAGTCCGAAATAACATTATTTACATCTTCTTCAAAAACTGCATCAATTCCTGCTTGACAGACTTTTATCTTTTTAGGAACTCTCTTAAATAATTTAATTTTTTCTTTTGTAGAAATTTTTTTATCAAATAAAAATGGGTAAGTTCTGGTTGTGATAAAATACTCGACATCTTTTTTTGTTAACAAATGACCTATTCCAAATGTTGGAAAGCCAAGGTGATCTAAATAAATTTCACCTACACAACCCTCATCGATTATTAATTGTTTTTTCAGTTTCTCTATATCCATATTGATTTTAAAATATGTTTTATAATTGGCACAGTAAAACTATTTCCTAGGGCTTTGTAGCGTTGAGTATTGCTGACATTATTCGAATAATTATCACAAAAACCCTGTAATCTTTCGCACTCGATCGGCGTTAGTTTTCTCACCATATCTTTTATGTAAATCAAACTGTCTTTATTGACCGAAGTTATGCAATTGGCTTTTTCATCACTTCTTAATTCAATTCTTTGCTGATTCTTTGCTTCTAAAATATCTTTTCGCCCTCGCATGGCACACCCCTTAAAAATAAGCTGTCTTTGCCCGTGATTAAAATAATCTTCGGAGCAAGCTCTTGAGTAAGTTGCGGTTATGCAATATGATTTTAATTTTTCAGTATCGCCGCTTTCAATAACATCTTTTAAAATAATTCCTTCGTCTTTGGGTTGGTCTATCTCTACTTTTTTATAATTGCCGTCTTCTTGCAAAGCCCCAACCCAGTAATAACGCTTACGCTGTTGTGCGGTCAAAAGGGCACTATCTATTTTTATAGGCTCTATTCCAAATAAATATTCAGTTATTTTATCCTTGTCAACTTTCTTCATTGAAGCGACATTTTCAAGAATAAAATATTTGGGTTTAACTTGATTTAAAATTCTTAAATATTCAAAAAATAATCCACTTTTATCGCCATCTAAACCTTTGCCGTCTCTTTTAGCAATTGATAAATCTTGACAAGGTGAGCCGCCAATCAATAAATCTATATCATTTTTAAAACTGCCCCCGTTCTTCATTGGGTCATTATTCTGATTATAAAAAATATAACCATCTTCAAATTCTATCCCTCTAACATCACCAATTTGAATAATATTAGGGTGATTTTTTTTAGAAATTTGAATTGCAAATTTATCTATTTCACATGCATAATATTCGCAATCGATACCTATTTCTTTTAGTGCCTGCGCTGCTCCACTTATGCCGTCAAATAAACTTAAAATTTTCATAGTTTTATTTCCAAGTTTCAAAAAATTTCTTTTTATCACAAAGTTTTTTATGAATCTCATTGTGATTTGCAACGCCCAAAATAAATCCGTAAGAAATTTTAGAGTTTTTTAATTCCTGTTTATCTTCATCAGTTGCTACAATCTCAGGAAAAATTAAGCAGCCATCAGAAGTAAAAACATTAAAGCTACAATTTATCAATAAGCTCATTGCGAGTAAGCTTAGAATTATTTTTGCGTATTTCATTTGCTCGATCAACATTTTTTAAAGTTTTTTGGTTAATATCATTTTTTAATTCTTCTTTTCCTCGACTTTTGCCAAATTGGACAATTCCAAATATTGCGGCAATTATTGAAAAAAAGAAAAATATAAAATCTTTAAATTTTATAAATATTTCAATTAATTTATTCATATTTTTTTTCTAAAAGTTTATTTAAAATTTTAACCCTGTCTTTAACTGGGAGCAAACCTCCGACGAGTAACGCAGAAATTAACCATGAATCACACAAAAATAAAATCAAGTTATATTGATTATAATAAATAAAGGCACATAGGCTTAAAAGTGAGAAAAAAACAGCAGCACTAAACGCACCTAAAAAACAAAGTCTTGTGGTTGAAAATGCGCCATCATTTCTTGTTCCAGCTAAAAGTTTCGGTAAAAATTTGTAAAAAAAGTCAAGTATTAAATTTTTCATTTTATTTTCTTTTCAATTTCTTCAAGCTTGTCTAAAATAGAAAGGGAAATTGCATTATCATTTTTTTTTGTATGCCTAAAAATATCCTCAACCTCTTTCGTGATCGTATTTATTTTTGCATTCATCTTTTCAATTTCTTTGTCGATATGATTAATTTTAGTGTCGATAATCACTTCTAAATGCTTAAGTTGCAAATTAGTTTTATCGTTATCTAAACTCAAAACTAAACGCACTAAAAATATTGCTGCACCTATTACTGTCAAGGTAACGCCATAGGACCAATTACTTAGTTTTTCATAACTTATAAAATTTTCTTGAGCATCGATTTTATTCATTTGTTTTTCTTTTAATATTTCGCTTGAGGAAAAAAACCCAAATTTTTAACTTCACTTAAAGTTTTTTTATTTGCAGAAATTAATTTTTGGGCATCAGAATTTTCTAAAGCAAAATTTTTCATCACTTTATTAAGAAGACTAATTATAGTATTATTTGACGGGTGATGGATTTTTTGCATATAAAATAAAGTTCCTTCTTGATAAGGTGGCTTTATTGCCCCTTCTTCATTTTTAAAAATAGGATGAAAAATTTTATCAGTTTTATCAAATTCTTCATCATTATTAAAAAATAAAAATTCTTCCATGATTTATTTAAATTAAGTTAATGAAATACCCCATTTTTGAGACAAATAATTTGTTATTGTTAATCGTTCTGCATCAGATAAAGCACGATTATAAATAATTATTTCATGTATATCGCCAAAAAAAGTTTCTGCGCCAGAAGCATTTGAACCAACCACAAAATCGCCTGTGGGTGTAAAGAAAGGATCAAATGAAGTATTTAAACTTTGCGCTACTCCATTCATATATAAAGTTGATTCGACATTATCCCATCTATCATTCAATATTATCGGATCGTAAGGCGTTGAAGAATCAATTTTAAGAGCCGAGCCGCCGAATAATATTGAGTTTCTTCTATCAATCGTAATAACCTGACCAAAGCCATTTGATGTATTTGCTCCGTTATAAAACAAATATTGATAATCGGGATAAGCGTCGCCTTTAAACACACAAAACGCAGTATATTCACTGGTATCAATTAATGAAGCGGTCATGCTATTTGTTCCGTCAAATCTAACTGCTGGTTTTCCGTTTAAAATATTTGTTTTGAATGTTGGCTGTATTGACCCACTTGGCTGCGAAAGATTATGAGTATTTGAAAAACAATTTAACCACGCAGAAATTTTGGTATTGTCAGCAGGAATATCATTAGGATCATTATTTGGATTTGCCGCATCATACCAAACAATACCACCAGAAATTTGCGCAGGTGCGCTTTCTAATGCAATAGCCCATTTATTACTTAAATATCTATTTAATGTTTCTCTTTCAGAAGTGGTTAAAATTCTGTTATAAACTACAATTTCAAAAATTGTCATGCTAGTATAATATGTGCCATTATATCTACCTAGCTCACAAATTTGATTAGCAGAAGATTTTGTTCCACCTTGGGCAGCTTGGGCAATAATGCCTGCATTAGATGATATTAATTGAGTTGTATCAGCTAAATTCGAAAATTCCCAAATTCCTGTTTTGCCTAAAGTTCCAAATTTACTTTGAGTTGTGCTAATACTACCATTTGAGCTGCCCGCCCCTGCTGTGTCGCCAAAATCAAAAAAGGCATTTGTAGTTGACCCAAAAAAACCAGAAATATTAAAACGATTGCCTGAAATATTTGGACTATTATACATCCACGCATCCCCTGAAGCATTTAAACTATTTTGTTTGGCCACAACAAACACATCAATATCCGTCGTGAATTTGTTTAAAAATCCTGCGGGAATTCTCATAAAAGAAGAACTCCCGTTAAAAACAATACCGGGTTTTCCTGCCTGCAAATTAGTAGTAAATATCGGTTGTGCGCCACTAGTTAATTGCGTTGCACTAGTTTTACTACCAGATTTATCGTAAAAAACTGCAACAGGATCACCATTATTTAATTGAATTCCAGTTCCTTCAGGATCATTAGCATCAAGCCATAATTTTAATCCTGAAATAACCAAAGGTGTTTTTTGTATTGGAAAAACTGCCATAATTAAAATTGTTGAGTATATTTAGGAATTAAAATTAAATTTGTAATTAAAGCCAAAGTTCCATCCGCAACAACAGTAATTACATCATTATCCGTCAACGCAACTCCTGAACCTGAGACGCTTACTGTCTGCGCAGAAGTTGAAGGAGCTATTGAACCTAAGCCAGAAATTGTGGTTCCGTTTAATTTAATTGCTAAAGTTCCTGCAACGCTAACCGAATCTGCTTTAACAGTATATCCAAGTAAAGTGCATGAAGCTTGAGGAATTGCAATTGTTTTTGTTTCGCTAGTCGTTAAATCAATAATTGTTTGTGCCATGGCGGGAGAATTAACAATTGCCGTTCCACCAAATGATTGCCATTGCGTTTCGGAAACAACTTTTATGTTTAATGTTTGACCCGCCGCACAAATATTATTTCCTGTGTAGCCATCACTCCCAGTCTTTGCTATGTTAACTGGACCTGATCCAATATTGATTAATGTGCAATTATCGCCTTCGCCAAATCCTGAAATTGCTGGCAAAGTATAAATTTGAGAAGCGGGATTATTTGCAGTTACCCAATTGCCCGCAAAATCATTGGCATCAAAAGTATATGTGGTTCCAGTTTGAGGGTTTATTGTTGGCAGCATTCCTTCTTCAAGCGCTAATGTAACATTGGTTACACCAGAAGGTAACGAAGGTAAATTGAATGTGACATTCTCAAGTTGGGCTGGAGCACGAAGATTAGTTTCAGCCTCACCAGCAGAATCTTCTATATCAATTTTTAGAGAGCTAAGAGTATCGTCAGAATTTATCCTGACGAACGCAGGACCACCTAGACCAACATTCACCGATCCTCTACCGGTTAAAACATTAGCGGTTAAGTTTCCTGAATCGTCAATTGTGCAATCAGAATTTTTAATTAACTTTCCTGTCGTGGTATCGTAGCGAGGTATTGCATTATTTGTTGCGGAATCTGGACCTACTACATCGCCAGTGCCGAGGGTTGGTTTATTTTTAATAAAATCGGGTTCGGCATTATCAGCCTGAGTCCAATCGGCTTGCACTTGCGTAACTACCGGATTTGCTGGGTCGGTATTTGATACTATATTACCGCTTACTGAATCCACTGATCCACCACCGCCCCCGCCTCCACCGCTATTTACGCTGACATTACCGCTATTTAATAAATTTATATTATTCATATTTAGTTTTTTAATTAAAATTCTATAGAAAATTGACTTAATTCTTCCAATGATTTACATTCTTCTATCAAGTTAATCTCTTCTCTTGCTAACGATCTTTTGTTCTTGATGTCCTGTGAATAAGAATTTGGCTCATCTAGTTCTTTTATAACTCTCCAATCGGTAGATTTTAAATAGATAACTCTTGAAGAAATTAATAAATCTTGTTTTTCTTTAAATTTTAAATCTAATACCTCTTCATTTTGCGCATCTAAAATAGAAAACTTAGATTTGTTTAAAAAATCTTGCGGAAGATTTTCGTATTTTTGGGATTCTAAATTAAAATTATCCGTAGTTTCGAAAGGAAAGATTTTATCGTTTTCTAAATCTTTTATATAAATTGTTTTCATAAAAATTATTGGTTGCAAAAATCTAAATATCCAGTCATGGATAATTCAGTTTGATTGGTGTTAGCGTCATTACTTTTAACCTTAACTATACTATCTATATCAAGTAATATTGAAAAAGAAGCGTTGCCAGAAGATTCAAATGTTCCTGCGTTACGAACTGCGGTTATATTTGAATTTGCCGCACCAACTGCATCGTCAAATTCAAGCGACGAAAAGAATTTGACATAATGAAAAGTTGTTGCACCAGGAATTCCAGTTATACGAGTATAGCCTTTAAAAAATCCCAAACATTGAATTCCTGCAGGACTAGCCACATTAATATTTTGAGTGGTTGTATTCGATGTAGTTAACGCAGTTGGTTGATTATTTAAATATTGAAAAATATAACTCCCATCAGGAAAGTATTTTGTTGAACCTTGTAATAAATTGGCTGATCCGTCCGTTCTGTGCGCTTTTAATCTTTTATATATTGTGTAAGCAGCGGGTCTATCTGCTGCGAGTGGATCAGTGCTAAATCCATAATCATATAAATTATTAATTGGATCATGAATTACAAAACAAAAATAAGTAGTAAAAGCAAGCATTGAACCGCTAAATAAACCGCCTTTATTTGTTCCAGCTTCCCAAGCTGCATTAACATATTTAGTCATCGGAGTTGGAGAATAATATTCTCCATTCTTAAAACTATTAATAAAATTTCCAGCAGCAAAATCTATTCTAGTTGCTGGGACTCCTGCATTTAGATCAACTTGAATTAGGTTTGGGATATAAACAGTTCCTTTGGTGCTTGTTGTTGCGGTATTTACTAAAGTTGACTTATTTATTAAAGATATAGTGTCGGCAGGGTTAAAAACCATCAAATCGTCTAGGCTCGGGTTTAAATCACTTATTTGCTGTAAAAATGTATTTTGAGCTTGAACATCGACCCCAATTTCTAAACCTAGATTCTCTCTTGATTGAGCCGCATCATCAACATCTGATAAATTATTCCCAGAAAGTAAATAGGTGCCACCGCCTGGAGTAGAAGATGAAGTAGCAAAAAATCTAAATTCAATTTCGCTAGTTCCAAAAACAATTGGTTTATCGGCACAAAATGTTTGCCATAAAGTATTCGGCTTGATTGTTCCTCCTGTCGCCATAATTAGAGTACCATTAACCGCATCTAATTCATCATCAAACCATACTGCTCTTTGCCATTCTCCAGTTGAAACGATATAGACACCATTTTGTTTTTTATCTGTTTGACCATTAACTAAAACAATATCATTCTCTTGAACTAAAACGCCATTTACTGTTTGTAAACCTTCTAAAGTAATGTTAACCATTGTCGCAACAACCGCAGGCGCTTTTGTTCCAAGCTCGCCAACGACTCCTGTTTGTAAATCTGTATTGTTCATATTTTTTGAATTTTGCGCATAAAAAAACCGCCCTTCTTACGAAGTAGCGGTTGAAAGAAATGAAATAAAAATTGCAGCTAGATAAAATAATGATAATTATAGTAAAATCTTAGATTATTTACCTACGAAGTCAATTATTTTTTTGGTGTTTTTAAGATATAATTTATAGGCGCAACATCTTCGCCGTTTTGCTGGTCTTTCAATGCCTTAATAAATATATCTATTTGCGATCCACCTCCATATCCAAACACTGCGCCAGTCTCATTTAAACCTTGCAGCACTTTGTATAAATCAACTTCTTCATCTTCACTAATTGCTTTAATTGCTTGTTTTCCAATTTTACCAATTCCACCACCAACAATATCTAATCCTTGTAATCCAGCAGGAGTCGCATTATAACCAACTGCTTTTGAATATAATTGAGAAATGCCCGGCACTGTTGCAGCTAAAGAACCAGCCATTATATCTAAATAATGCAGTGTTTTATCTTCTTCGTCATCTTCATCTCTGCCATTAAATATACCTTCTCTTAAAAATTCAGTCATCAAGCCATCGAGAAAAAATAATAATAAAAAATCAGAAGCGAAGTTTGCAACATCACTTGGTTTCTTAAAATTTGACGCTCTATAGCTTTCAGAGAGTAAATTTAATTTTACATTAAAGTAAGTGTAAAAAGTTGTAAATGCTCTTGCCATTGCGCCCTCGTTTCTTTCGATTGCCGATAAAGCTTGTTTATGAGAAGACCCTTGTGTTTTTTCTAAAGTTAAGTCTGCAAACTCAACTGCTTTTGCATCATCACCTTTAAAGTCCTTTAAACCCTTATAATATGCCGCATACCAAGTAGGAATATCAACAAGCATTTGCATTTTTGTAATACCAAGAAAAGCAAATTTTGCAACCTTAGCTTTAAGTTCGCCCTTGTTTCTCAAGCGGTTCATTACTTCGTAAACATCTCGGTTAAATGTAGTTGATCGGTCTTTTAATATTTTTGATTTTGAAAATGCCAATTCAGCTGCTTTATTAATCGCCGCAGGGTTTCCATTTCCTAAGGCTTTCCACAATCCAATACCCATATTTTTATAACCGACTTTTGGAATTGATTGCAAAAAACCAGTTACTTGGATTAATACTGTTGCCGCCTTAAATCCCATTCTAAATGTTGTAGCAATAGAGCGTAGTTTTTTAGATAAATCAGTTAAGAAACCTTCTTGCACCATCACACGGCCATACATATCGTAAAGCCAAGATTGTAATTGTTTAAATTCTGGTAAACCTAATTTATTTGCTAAAGCGCTTTTTACTTTGCGATTGTTTATAACTTTGTAAGAGTTCCAAACCGCTTGCTTCATTGATATATCATTTACAACTTGCGTAATATGCTGGAAAGCTGGGCGCAAAGTTAAATCAACTTCTTTACTAACTTTTTGCTCAGTCCTTTCTTTCGTAAAGGGTTTGTGGAAATTTATTTTATCTGCTGTTGCTCCAAACATCATTTCTTTAATATCAGCCGCAACATCTGATAAGAAATTAGATTTATCAGTATAAGATAATGGATAATAACCACCTTTTAAATCGATTGTTTCGCCGCTATCAAGAGTTATCTTAAATGACAATGCTTTTTGTTTTCTTGGTGCAATACCAAATAATTTCTTTTCCAATGCCTCAATGCTAGGCCAATAACTATTAATCAAATTCCACATATCTTGCACAAAAGCCCATTCATTAGGGGTCAGTGAAGATATAATCGAAGTTACTTGTGCATCGCTATAGCCAAAACCATCTCTTATTCGCTTTCTATTAATTTCATTACCCCAGTTTAAAGCAAAAGATAAAACGGATTGTTTATTATAAGAATAATTAACATCTTTAAAATAAGTTTTTTTATTTGGTATTTTGTAGCCACCAAAATGTTTCTTATAAATTTCATCTAGCTTTTTATAAGCTTCATCCATCATTTCATTTTTCTTCAATTCTGCTGCACCAACATCTTTTACAAAGAAATTATAAAATTTTCCTAGTGGTTTTTCGCCATCAATTTTAAGAGCTGTATTTTTAGTTTTGATTAAAGATGAAGCAACCCAGTCAAAAGTTTCTTTTAACCTTTCCAATGTCGTTAATTCACCCCTTATTGTTGGTTTATCTTTTAAGTTTGCCTCTGCAAGTTCAACAATTTCATTAGCGATTGAGTCTAATTCTTGTTTTTTGCCATTTATTTCTAAAACCCTAATTCCTCTTGCAATATGGGCTAAATTTTCAACAGCATCATTTAAAGTTCTAAATTCATCAGTGGTAAGCTGTTTGAAAGATTTATTTACAAAATCTTGAATTTCAGCAAAATCAACTAACCCTAAAACTCCTAGATCGGTTTGTTCTTTTTTCCATGCCTCTAAATCAGCAACGCTAAACTCAACACCTTCGGGCATTTTCGCTAATCCAAAATTAGCAAGTAATTCAACGATCTTTTCTCTATATTCTTCTTCTAATACAACTTTTCCTTGTGCTGGTCGCTTTTTATATTTGGCGTATTTTTTATAAGAAGTTTGAAGTTCTTTTTTAAGCTGCAAACTTTCTCTATAAAGATAGTGATTAAGGAGTTGTTTTTTCTTTTCTGCAACAGCTTTCTCATAGTCTTTTTTACCAAGGGCTTTTCCCGCTTCACGAGCAGCTTTGACTTCCGCAATATAGAATTGGTTTGAGTCGGTTGCAACAGACAGTGGCTTTTTGGCAAAAATTTCTTGCGCTTTTTGTTTGTAGGCTTCTTTGTTTTCGACATAACTTTTTACTTTGCGATTAACTCCGTTTAATTCATACAAGATTTTATTTGCCCTTGCCTCATTTTGCATTGCATCTTTAGCTTCGTCTTCGATTGTGCCGTCATAAAGCATATCGCCAAAGCGTCTTATCATTTCTTCGTCTGTGGCACGATTTAATTCTTGATTAAAGGGTTTGGCAAGTGAAAGGCTGTTGAGCATAACTCCACCATCTTTAAAACCAAAATCTTCGGCGGCAATATCAAGTGAAACGCCGTCTTTTTCGAAAATCCCTTTATTCCTTAGTTTCTTATAAAGTTCTGGGTAATTAAATTTTGCCTCTTCTTCACTTAGTTTATAAGCTTCAACTTGTTCCTCTGCTCCAAATAATTCACCAGTTTTTAAGAAATGCAAAGCTCTATAAGTAGGGCTTTCTTCCATTGCTTGGCGAATTTCGCTTTTTACAGTGGCTCTTTGTTGTTTATAAAATTTTGTATTTTCCTGCGCCTTTTGTCGTAAAGCTTTTTTGGTTAATTTTTCTCTTGCTTTCAAACCAGCGTTTTCAGATATTTTTAAATAATCTTCTTTTTCTTTAGCATTTAATAATTCCAAAACTTGGTCGTCAACTCGAAATAATGGGTTGGTTTTTTGCGCATCAATTGCCTCTTGGGTTGCAAGCATTCTGTCGAAAACTTCTCGCACTTCGTTATTTAGTTTTACATTAAGCTGTAAAACATCTTTGTAAATTCTGGTCAGCCAAGTAAAGAATCTAGCAAAGGCAGTTCGCAATTCAATTGATGGTGCTTTGCCTTCACGCAAATAAGCTTCAAAACCTCTTGCGAATTTCTCGTGGGCTTCAACGGTTATATTGCCGTCTTTTATGTCGAGCCAGTCTTCAAGAACTTTCCAATCTTTGGTTGCTTCTTCGCTTATTTCTGGGATTGTAGAGAGTTCCTTTTGAATTTCTAGGAAGGTGTGACCTAGCTCGTGTAATAGGGTTGATTTGTTTTTGTCTTGGAATAGTGAGATGATTGGTTTGCCTTGAAGATATTTGAATTGTCCTCTTGGGGCGGTGGTTGATTTCTGATAATAATTATTAAAATTTGGTGAAATATAATTGCCGTCTTTTAATATAGGATAAAAATTCTCTATTCCCGATTCTTTTAAAATTAGATATTCATCATTAATATACAGCCCCACATCTTCATCTTTATATCTATCTCCCCATATATCTAATATTTTCCCCCCCCAATTGGATTTTTTATTAAGCTCAATTGCTTTTTCCATTTGATTATTTACAAATTCACCTTTTCCTTTACAATTAACACAGGTTATTCCCATATCTTCTATTTCGAAAGAGTCGGGATTATTTATTATTTCCTTATAAAATAATTTTAATTTTCTTTCTCGCTTATTATTTAATTTATCAGCTTTGTCGTAATCTTTATCTTCTAATGCTTTTTGTATTTCATTATCAAGACTTTTAGCTATTTTATCGGCTTCAGTTTCAATATTTACATCATTCTGATAATAAATATTAGCATTTTCAGGGTCAAAAGTGCCTTTATTTTCTACGGATTTAATTTGGTTTGGCTCGAAAACTACATAATGATCTGACACATCTCTTGTAGTAGAATCATCCGATTCTTTTAATATTAATCCATCGTGTTTTTTGCTTTTTGCCTTTTTGATAATTTTGCCTAATTCATCTAGCGTATTATATTCTTCTTTTCCAACATATAGCGGATTTTCCATTGAAAGATAAACTTTCATAACATTAGCTCCTTTAGGCCCCTCGTAAATAGGAGTTAGCTCATGTTCTTCATATTCTAAATATAGTTTTTCTACTTTATCCCAATCTTTCAGTTTTTCTGCTTTCTCTATAGCTTTTTGCAGTGATTTTGTCTTTTTTTCATGAGCTTCAATATTACTAAAAACACGATTAGCTGCTAAATCTGCATATTCTTCGGCTGTTTTTAAAGAATTAGTAAAAAAGAATCCGTAGTTAGAAGGGGAAGTTCCAGTTGACTGACCAAGTCTAATATTTGAAAAAGTATCAAAATTTTGGTTAGTTCCATGATAAACCACCAAAGGCTCACCATTTTTATCAATAACCTTAGAATTACCAAACCATTTTTTAAAGGCTGGGGTTTTTGTTTGATTTTGATTATACCCACCCTGCCGATATTGATAAATAGCATTTCTAATTTCTTCATCAGGCGCGTTTAGATCAAGCCCCATTTGATCGAGTTGTTGTATAAAATCATCAACAAGTCTTTGCTCCTCTGTTTGAACTCGTGCAATATTTGCACCCGATGCCTCATTAGCAATTAAATCAAGCATTGCTTGCCGATCAATATAATTTCCTTCAATTTTTGGCGCAATATTAGGGAATCTTTCAGTAAACTCACTAGCGACAATATTATCGACATCACCAATGCCCTTGTCTTTTTTAAACAAAGTTGGAGCGGTTTTTGTATTTATACCTAAAGCGTTTAACTCCCCTGCGAGATTAGAGCCTAGCTTAACACCGCCCTGTTCTTTTAAGAATTTAAGAAGCGGCTTGCCCGCTTTAGGTAAAGCTTTTTGTGGCGCACGAGCTTTTTTCAGCATTTCGGCCACATCATCAACATAAACCTCATTTTTAATTTCAAGGTTTTTAAAATAATTATTTAAAAGTTTTGTGGCTTGTTCGTTGCCATATTTTTTTAAATTTGTTTCGTAGAATGCTTTGGTCAACATGATTAAATCTTTGGCGTCTCTGTAAGGAATGCCAAGATTTTGAATTTGTGTTTCGATATTTTTATTTACAATGTCTTGTTCGGTTTTGATTTTCTTTACAGTTTCGTCATAATTTACATTTGAAACAACAGCTTGTAAGAAAGCGTCTTGATAAGCTTCGTCGGTGATATTTTCAGGTGAAAGTGAGGCAAAGTCTTGAAGTGGGGCGTAAGCATCTTGGGCAAAGGCTGCATAGGCATTATTACCTTTTAAAATAAGATTGCCACCAGATTCTAGCGCATCTTGCATTTGTTCTTTGGCTTCTGGCACTTGTTTATAAAATTCTTCAACTTCTTGCGGAGTTTTATCCTGAAAATAAGTTTGGACTTTCTCGGCAGGGATATAAATATTTTGTTGCCCCAAAGTTTCTTCGGTGACATCTTTAAATAATTCTTGGCTGCGATTGAAAGTTTTACTTTCTTTTACATTTTGAGTTGTTTCTTTGATTTGTTCTTTTTGAACTTGGTTTTGTTTTTTTTGATCGTAAGTTTGTTTTGCATAAGTTACGCCGCTGGTTGCAGTGCCAAGTACTAAACTAGTGCCAACACCAGCTTTAACACTTTGCGTAATTCTTTGTGAACTATCAGATAAAAATTTCAACAAACCTTCTGTATCATTAGCGTCTTTCATTCCAACGATTGAAAAATCACCTTTTGAGGCAGCTTTTGAAACTTCGCCAAATAAAATATTATTAAATTCTTGCAAACCTTCTGTTGCGCCTTCTGCTAAAGCTAAACTACCAATATTTTTTAAATATTCTCTTCCTGCGCTGGTTTTTGCAATTTGCTTAATTCCTTCACGAGAAAAAGCTTTTTTTATTGGCGCCATTGTCGCTTCAAAAGGCACTAATTCTAATAAGCCATTTACTACGCCAGTCGCTATCGCACCGCCCGCAGCAGCAGTTTTTTCAATTGGATTTCCACTTTCGTCGACTAAATCTTTTAATTCTTTGTAGGCTAAACCAGTTTCTAATTGTGCGGCGCCGTAAACTGTTCCAGCCCTAGCGCCATATCCTGCGCCAACTAATGCGCCAGCGGGGTTTTTAGTGATTCCTCCTCCAATAACCGCCCCCGTTGCAGCTCCGCCTAAAGTTTTCGGGATATTAGCCAGAATAGTCGGGATTGCTTGAGCAGTATAAATTGGGATATTTTTTGCAAAAGTTGCTATACCTTGCAATAATCCACCTTTATTTTCATATTCAACAGGTTGATTACCTTGTTGCTCTTGCTCAATAAATGCAAGTTGGTTTTCTTCTGATGGTGTTAATTTAAATTTTTGATTGCCAATATCAGCCAACATTTGCTTTACATAAAGCGGCGCTAATTCAGTATTCTCTTGACTGGTTTTATAACCCTTAGAAATTCTTTCAAAATAACTTAATTTATCCACATCATCACGAATTGCGCCTGATTTATTAGGGTTGGATAATTGACTAGTTACGGCTGGGTAATATTTAGCAATTTCGTTATAATCGATTGAGTTAATCTCTGTCATCTGTTTAATTTCGTTCTCTTTTGCACGAACGATATTAACAGGGATATTTGTTGCTCTTGACATTTGATATTGTTGAGCAGCTTGGTCGGGGTTAATTGGGGCAGAAGAAAACACGCTTGCTTTCATTGCGCTTGTTTGGTTTTCAGTGCCATACATTTCTTGAACAATATCAGAATATTTACTTGGTGCAGCTTCCTGCTCTTTGATATCGCCTTTGTAAGTTTCTTGTATTAAGTCAGAATATTTTGACATTATCTTTTTAGGCTTTTTAAATAAATTTCTTTTATTTTATCTTGTGATGGCTCTTTTCCTGTCGCCCTTCTTATTTCCATTCTGATTTCTTGAAAATCGTTATCAGGCACAATAATATCTTGTAAATCCTCTTTGTCAACCTCATATATTCTAAGTTTGCTAGTGCCTGGCAAAAATGATCTATCAAAAGTTTGTTGCACGACTAAACTGTTTGCAATATCTTCTAAATCTTTTCTTGAAGGTTCTCTCTTTTGATCTTGCTTAAAAGCTTCAATTTCATTATTAAATCGGGTTTTAAAAGCTGTTCCACTAGTTTTTGGATTTTTTCCAATTGATTTTAAGGTAGTATTTGCGATTTCCTCTTGCATTTTCAAAGAGGCTGGAGCAAATGCACCATTTCTAGCTTTGGTTAAATAACCCGTCATTTCTTGAATTTTATCTACAGGAATATTTGCGGCAACCTCATTAATATCTAAATCAGCAAATTTTTGAGGCTCTTGAATATACATTTGTTTGTATTTATCATAATTCATTTCGTCTTGAGTCGTATCGACCTTGCCTAATCCCTGCTGTCTTTTTCTAATTGCTTCAACTCTTTTAAGTGATTGCTCCGAAGCTTTATAAATAATTTTTGGATCAACTTCATTAATTGATTTTCCTTGAATTACAACTTGATTATAAAGTTCGTCTTCAACTTTAATTTGCGATTGTTTTTGCGCTCTTTCCGCCCTTACTCTAGCATCATCAATTTCTTGTTTATAAGCGTTTTCTGCTTTTTTAAGCCAATCCAGTCTTTCAATCGGACTAAATAATTCTGTTAAATTACTTCCAGCTTTTGCATTTTCAGCTTTAAGCATTTGAATTTGCGTGGCATAAGGCTTTTGCATCAAATCTGTTTTGGCAATTTCTTTGCCATAAGATTCCGCATATTTTTGAACCTTAACTTGTTTTAGAGGGTCACTATCAGGAATTGCATTGGAGAATAAAACAACTTGATTTTGCCAAATTAATTTTTTATCTGCCTCGCTTCCCGATCTTAAAGAAGCTTCCAAGCCAAGTTCACCAGATTTATCAGTTTCAGCAAGCGCAAAATCTTGTTGTTTTTTTACAGTAGTTTGCAAAACATTACCATATTTTTGCTCTTCCCAAACTCCCATTCTTTCTTTAAGATTTGGTGAATATCTATTTTCTCCAAATTCTTCGAGTGTTTCTTGTTTAATTTTTGCCATGCCCTCTTTATATTTCTTTGGCAAATTTTGAAAATCAGGGTCTTGGTCTAAATCATTTTGAAAAGCAATACTTTTTTGTAAGAATTTAGAATAAGCAAGTGAATAATCAAATTTATCTTTTCTATCTTGCATTTGATATATTGCACCGCCAGCTTGATTTAATGACTCACCAAGGTTGCTTAGCGCTTTAGGCACTGCGTTCATTTCTGGCACCACAACCTGTTGAGGGTTATAAGGCGCTGCTGGCGCAATTGGTCTTTCTGTTGTTGTTGGGATTTTACTCATATGAACTATTTAAATCTTGTGAATAACTATCATAACTTCCTCTTCTGCCATAACTATCATTAGGCGCAGTTTGTCCATATTTTCCATAAAAAGAAGAAGCTTTTGAAGCGGAAGATAACGCACTTGAGAAAGTGCTTATATTTGCAGCCCTTCTTGCTTGTCTTCCTTCATATCTAGTTATGGCAGCTTTGTTTCTTAATCCTACGGCCTCGGTTAATAAAGCGTCAGAACGCAAATCACCTTCATATAAAGCAATCGAAGAAGCTAAACGACCTTCTAATGCAGTATTTGCAATAATATCAGCAATATTTTTCTCGTGAGTCGATGCTCCACTAGCTGCGGCAATTGCTACTTGCTTTGATTGCAATAAGCGATTTTGTCTTAACTCTTCTGCAGATTTTCCTTGAGATGCGCCTTTAGCTTGACCTGCTGAATATTCTGCCATTCTGGCATTATTTTCCATTTGTCCTGCCGCCATGGTTGCAGAACGAGAGGCATTTTGCCCCGCTTGCCATTGTTGACTTGCGGACAATGCCGTACTTGTTACCATTAATGGCAATGCTGCTGCGCCCATAATTTATAAATTTCTTGGTTATTTACAGTATTACAATAAACATATCCTAATTTTTCTAGGAATTTTTTAGAATTTCTTTGGTTTTCATCTCGAAAACAAATAATTGGATAACCTGTTTCTATTAATTTTTTGTTAACTTCAATTGAAGCTTGCCAAAAAGATTTTTTAGAAACATTTTCTTTTACTCTTACAAAACCAGTGAATTGTTTTGGCATTAACCAAATACCACCAATTGCAACTCTATTTTTTCCATTAAATAAAACCCAAGCTTTTGCAGAATAAATTACTTTTTCGTTTTTGAAAAAATAATCAAAATCTTTTTTTTTAGCTGGTTTTATTTTATTGTTTTTCATTTGTCGTTATTGCAATTTCACAAGCTAATAATGTGCAAGGTCTAGGCGCTTGAGCTTTTAAATATAATCGACTATCAGTATTCCAAGCTTGACCAAAACTCACCAAAGGTGTGTCTTCGGTTAAAATCGTGTCATAAGGAATCGCAGCTCCAGTTTCTGAGCTTCTAATTGGCAAATCATCATAATTTACGCCATCGCCGCTATATAATAATCCATGACTATGAGTATTATCAATGACAACGCCAATTGCATTTATTTTTTTCTTTTGACCTAAAGGAGAACCAGCCGCATATGCAAGTTTAGAACTTTTATAATAAGCAGAATAAGGCAATCCAACAATTGCATTTTCAACTTCAACGCCAGCATCAAGAGTGATTGAACCACTGATAACTGTGTAAGTTTTTTGAATTCCATCTTCATCATTAGGGCTTAAATCTTTGCCATCAGCCCACACGATAACTTCTTCACCCTCTAAATGGTCTAAACCGCTAATTACATTAGTTGCGCTGCCGATATATTCTATATAACTATCAGCTTGTTTATTCAAAGTAGCGCCTTGACAATCCGATTGAAAAGCTAATTTTTCAAAATATCTTACTGTTTGACCATTGATCGTATACTTTACAGAATAATAGACATAATCTTCTAAATCTCCGGGGAAAGTTATAACATCTTCAACTTCACCGTCTGTTTCGTGCAAAAACCAGCCTTTTAAATTTTCTAAAATATCATAAATTAATATTGCAACTTTTCCGTCGGAGCGGATGCAATGAATCATTGTGTCGGGTTGTCTTTGAATAGCAACTCTAACAATTGAAGGTTCGCCGACTTCGGGGCAGGCTTTTGTTAATTCATCTGCTGCGTAATCAATTGTGCTTTGGTCATAAGTTAATTCAAAAACTCTGGTGCCCACACCTTGGACAAAAATTGCTTTTTTATCTAACTTTGCAGGAGGGATATTAAAACAAGCTTGCGTAGAAGGCTCGACAACCCTAAAATTTGAAGGCGTCATCGGTTCTTCAAAAGAAGTTGTTTTAATAGCTTTAACGGCGGTATCACAACCAGCAAAGAGTCTATAAAGTGATATTAACCAATTTACATCATTAATTGCGCCAGCACCTAAATCTCTTGATATTGTGCCGCTGTCTCCTTCAACTTCATCATTAAAACTTTTATAAGCATCTGAAATCGATCCCCATATTTTACCTTTTCCAGCAAAGAATAATCTCCCTTCTGCTAAGGCTATGGCAGATGGCCAACCCCTATAATCTGACCAAGATCCCTCACTCCATTGAGTTGTAGCATTGGTCGAGCCAAGATTTTTTAATACTTCTGCAGAAACATTCGTTGTAGAATTATACCCTGTAATTCTCACATAACCAGTAATACTACCTAGTGAATAAGATAAAGATACATTTGCCGTTCCGCTAGTATAATTACCTGTCTTAATGCCGATTTTATATCGCACAATTTGATTATCTAAGCCATCATTGTAAGTTGTTGTTGTGTTGCTTGTATAAGTTGAAACATCATCCCACGAAACACCTTCGTCAAAAGAGCGTTGCAAAGTAATAGTCGCAGTCCAAGTGCCAGTAATATTTATTGTAAATCTTCTCGTTTCGCCTATACCTTCAACAACAATAAAATCAGAAAATACATTGTCCGCACTAATTGATTGCGCTACATTCTGACCAACAGAAGTTAATTTAAAAATTGCACCAATTTGTTTTGGTTTAAAAAGATTTTGATTTGATGTCAGCGTTATATTGCCGCTTAAAGCGCTTGCTGTTATTGATACTTCGCTTGTGTTCATTATCCCAACTGGTCCATCTTCGGGAGAAAATAGCACTATTGACCATGAATCATTATCTCTTCTTTGAATTTCTCTTTGTTGTAAGCCACCGCAGGCAAGATAAACTATATCTAAAGATTGATCCCATCTTATAAAAGGTAAATTTGCCTCTTTATATGGCGATGGCAGTTCCATCACTCCCGCACTTTCAATTTCAACACTTTTTAATAAAACTATTCTTTGCAGTGATGAATAAAAGTTGATATAAAAATCTGATTGAGGAATAAATCCAATCGAATGAACTCCCGTTGCTAAAGTTGTTTCGGTTATATAATCGTCATTATCAGCAGTTGAGCCGATTCTAAATTTTATTGGACCTCTTTCAACAATAATTCTAAGTGCGTGATTTTTTCCAGCATCAACGCCAACCGAAACTAATTGCGTTCTTCTTGCATAATTTATTCCATTTCCGACAAATTGCGCATAGCTTCCTGGTGCCCAAGTTGAAGAAGTTCCGGCTTGATCATTATCAGTCCAGCTAGCCAAATCAATAGAAAAATCGCCATTTACGACACTTGCTGATACAGTTTCTCTAGTTATTAATTGATCATTTTCATCCCAAACCCTAATAAAACTATCAGTGAATTCAATTCTCGCAGTTTGAGCTTTACTAAAAATAAAAGGAATAAATATTGCTTTATTATTATTTTTGGTAGAGCCTAAATGTTTTCTTCCAACTCTTAACATCATTGAGCCTAGAAGTCTCGGAGTCCAATTCGTTTGAATTTCAGCGCTTAGGGCAACTTTTGCGACATCGATTCTTGCTAGACCTAGCTTGGATACTAAACCTCTGTTAAATGCTAATAGTGCCTGATTAACTTTGCCCATAATTAAAATTCATTACCATAACCCCTGTTAAATCCATTGAATCTTGCATTAACCCAAGAACCAACTGGTATTTTTTGTTTGGCTTTGTTTCTTTTATCTAAATTAAGAGCATGTAATTTTGCAACTTGCTGTGCCGTATCAAGATTTGAATCAACATTCAAGCTATTCGTAATTAATGGCTGAGCTTCAAAAGCCATTCTCAAACCAACCCAATCACCAAAAGCTTCTGACCATCTTGCCAAGTTACCGCCATAAGTTGCGGCATTTGAAACATATTTGATATAAATAGTATCATAATCACAATAAATTATACCGGCTTCCATGTCGTATATTTCTAATATACAATTAAATTTATCATCAGTCCAAACACCATTTATAGCGCAAAAATCATTAGGAAGTTCAAAAGCATATTTAAACCCAAAGGCCGGGATAATGGTTGTAGAAAAAGGGATTTTTGTGCTTCTTGTTGCAAAACTCCAAAATCCTTGCTCTAAACAATAATTAACAACCCCATTATCCCAAACTTGATCTAGGAAACGGCGAGCAGCTCTATTTTCGCTTAATGAAGCAAGAGGCACAGAATCACCTAAAGCAATTAATGCCTTGTTATATGTTCCTAGTTTGGTAGCCATTTTTAATAAGTGTTTTTAAGATAAAACTCAGTTTCTTCTCTTGATGAAAACTGATCTTTTATTTCTTTATTGTCAGAAATTCTAAATAAGACCCATTTTTTATTTGGACCTTTCCAAACAACTTTATAATCTTTTGAGAGTTCTTCTTCCTCAATATCTTTTTCTAATTGAACGAATCTAAGAAGTTTTAAAAACAACTCATCTTTTTGTTTTCCAACAATTAAAACTTCTGCAAAAAATGCAAAATCTTCTCTTGTAATCTCTATTCTATCACCAGATCTAAGCGCAGGTGCGGCTAATGCTATATTGCGCCAGCATTTATTATCAGTTAAATCATTCTTTGTAGTTTCTTTAGCAACCGACAAAGTAAAAACTTGGCTATTTTGTCCAAAACCTGCCAACTTATGCGTTAAAAAATTATTTATCATATCCAAATAAATTTGATTAAAATGAAATTGGAAGAGTTTTTAGGCTCTTCCAATTGTAAAACATTACTACTAGCTAGTTGCAGAAGCTGAAATTGTAGCGGCTGTAGCCGTTACAGCTGAAACATATTGTCTTGGAGTTTTTAAAGCTCCAGCAACTGAAACATCGACAATATCGCCAACTCTCATACCAAGTTCAACACCATTGCTGAAATACCCAGAACCTTGAACGGTTGTAAGAGCGTCAGCAGAGTCATATTGCCACACTTGCTTGCCGGATTTATTGGCAGCTTGTGCGATATTTTGACTAGGTGAAAAGGTACAAATTGGTGAATTTAAAGGATCGTAAGCCATAAAAATTTATTAATTTAAGTTAATATTAAGATTGCAACAATGCAGTTGCGTCAGAGTAAAATTTGTAAATACCAGTATTTTGGATAATTTTGCTTCCCATGATAAAGTCAGCATTTACCCAATATCTTTTTTGTCTGCCGTCATAGCCAGCATCAACAGTTGGACCTTCGCCACCCATTAAGTGAGCTAAACCAACAGATTTTTTATGGTAAACATAGTTAGTTTCAAGAGCAGTTCCCATGCCTGGTAAATCTGGCATAACGATAAATTTCAAACCTGCAAATTCATACATTTTGATTTGGTCAGCCCAATCCAAACTATCAGGATTTTGCAAATTCTTTTTATCACTATACATAATGTTCGTAACATTCGGCAAAGTTAGTAATGAAGCTTCGATAGAAGGATTCACAACACAAAAAATTTCGCCATTGTTAGGAACACGAGCTTGCATCAACTTAGCTTTGATATTAACAAAAGTATTGATTGATACATTTGTTAAAGGTGCAGAGCTTGAGTTATATTCTTGAGTTGCTGCATCAAGAGTAGTGATAATAGAGCTATCAATAGTTCTATTAATTTGTCCCGCTGCGGCTTCTGTCATTACACGCTCAAGATCACCTTGAGAATATAACACATTTTCTTTGCTCAATTCATATGGGGCAAATCTCGCTTCCATAGTTGCAGTGTATTGCGCTTGAGTAAAGCTGTTGAATGAAATATCACCATTTGCGCCACGAGTTTTAGCAAGTGAAGCATCTGCATCAGCTACCTCAAAAACTGCTTGATAACCTTTTGCTTGGAAATTCGTTAAAACTGTGTTGAACAAAAGTTTATTTCTTCTGTTGAAAGCCATCTCGATATCATTACGATATATCACTAAAGGAGCGGCTGGTGCGAAAGCTACTGTCATAAAATAATTAATTTAAGTTTTTATATTAAAAAGCTGTTCTCAAGGAGTGTGCTTTTAACAAAAATCTTAGATTATCTTATAAAAGGTCTAAATTTTGTTTGATTTGCGTCCTTTGCAAATAGCGTAAACGGTGGATTCACCCACCAAGTGCAACAATACGCTGCACTTATTCTTATAGAATTCTAGTTTTTATAATTACCTTTTTTGAGGCTTTCTTTTAATTGCGCCAATTCGCCTCTTGCTTCTCTATTGCCCCAAAAAGCTTTTTCGTCAGCTTTTTGCATCTTCTCAAGCTCTGCAACTCTCGCATGAATGCTTGTGAATGTTTGCCCTTCTTGTGGGGTTACGGTGTTTGAACCATTATTTTTTTCTGCCAATTTTAAGAAATAATTGACAATTTTTGGGTTTAGTAATGCCAATGTTCCATCAGGCATTACTGCGTTATCTAACTCTTTTAAACCTTCGTTTTCTAAAAAGGTTAAAGTTTTTGTTACATTCGCATTAAAGTTATTACCCCATTCTTTTTGCAAATCTTGTCTTTGTTGCTCAATATTTGCCATGGTTTTTGCTTCTATGTCGGTTTTTGTCTCAAACCAACTCTGTAAAGCTTTAGAAACTTCTGCTTGTGTCAAGTTATTTTTATGAGAAGTTTTTAAAAATTCATTTACAATTTCTTTATCCACTTCATTGATAACAAAACCATTTTGTAATTCCGTTTTATAATCTTCAAATTTTTCAGGCACTCCTGCTTTTTCTCTCCATTCTTTAAGTTGCTCTGGTGTCGCATCTTTTGGAAGCTCAGGCACTGGTCTAGTCTTACTAACTAATACTTCAAGCTCTCTTTTAGATTTTGCATAATCTGCTGGAGTTTTAAATTTCTGCAAATCTTTCAATATTTTATCATCACCAGCGGCCATAATATCACGCCAATTTTCAGGCAGTGATTTTAAAGCTTCTTCTTGAGCTTTATTTGTTTCTTCTTGAGCAACTGATAAAGCCGATTTCGATTTATCAATTGGCTTGCTTTGCTCGTTTTGTTCTGCTGGCTCAACTGACGCAACTTCTTTGTTCTGATTTGCAATAGGTTCGTTATTTACTAGTGCAACATTAGAGTTTTCTGTGATTACAGGCTCTTTAATTTCTGGCATACCGCCATTATTTTCAGTAGTCATTATTTTTATTTTGTGTTAATATTATTAAAATTGGTTTTTTTGAAGTTATCCGGTTCGCATTCCCTTGCCTTTGCTAATAATAAACCTGTGAAGCGCATACCTTCGTTGAAGGCTTGCATCATCGCATCATTATTAAAAGCTGGCGCAGTCATGCGGCAAATCTTGTGAACGATTGTTTGGAAAGCAAATTTTTGCTCTGCTTCATTCGCTAAACCTTTTGCAAATTTTTGAACTGACCAAATTTCTTCGTAAGTTAAAAGCTGCTCTAATTCTTTATCGCCAAAAAAATGAAAATAAGGCGATTTAATATCTTTTTTTGACATTTTCTACTATGTTAAACCAGCCTTTATGCAAAATGCAGTTTGACACGCTTAAATATGTTGGCGCATTTGGTTCGGTAGATTATATGCCCGAGGGTCTAAGAGAGGATTTAGTGCGTGGCAATGTTTCTTTTAAATTTAAAAATCCACTTCTTGAAGCAAAAGAAGAAGAGAAAATGCAAAAATTTGTCGAAATGACTGGTTTAATTGCGAATAACGCAGCAATCGACCCTGATTTGACATTCTTGCCTAATTTCGATTTAGCATTGAGAGATGTGTTTGATGGCTCAAATATTCCTGCAAAATGGCTTCACGATGAGGGAACGGTTGCAGCGATGAAGCAAGAAAAAGCTCAAGCAATGCAAGCGCAACAATTAATTAGTAATATAGCTTCTGGTGGTATAGCTGCTCAAGAAATCG